TTTTTTTTCATTAGTATTTATTCCTTTTTTTTCTTGTCTCTGAGTTGATAGCTTTCTTAGGATGTGAAGCACCCTTCATTACTTTTCCATTAGGCATGGTATGAGTTTTTTTAATCTTCATCGTCACCATAAGTTGAGGAGTCATCTTCCTCAGTTACAATAGCTTCAATCTCAGTAAGTATTTCTTCTTCTTCAGCATGAAGCTCTCTTAATTGGTCAAATAAATCTTCTAGGTTTCTTTTGTTCATAGCTCTTATTACCTTAATAATCCGTTAACTGCAACATCACGTGCATTAGGTGGAGCCATACCTTGTTGTTGAGGTTGCCCCATTTGTTGTACTTGTGGGTTATTACCTTGTTCTTCTAACAATGCTTTTTGTTTTTCAATCTCTGGCATCATCTTTGCTTTAATAACCACTTGAAGTTTTTGAGCTTCTTGTGGAGTCAAGTTAATAATAGTATCAGCTAGACTTTCTATTTTATCTTTTGCCATATTAATATCCTTAATATTTAGCTAATCTAGATTTAATCTCTTGTCTAGAGATGTTTCTGGTTTTACTTTCTTTAGAAATTTTTTTCATTTCTATCTCCATTTTTTGTCTACCGCCACCATCTAAAAAACTTGCCAATCCTGCAACTCCAACTGCTCCAGCCGCAATAGATTTTTTTGGATTTTTTTTCATAATATCCATGCCTTTTTCTATTTTTTTATTGGCTTTAAATTTAGCTATAGTTGTTTTGTTTTTGAAATCTCTGCCACGAAACATTCCGCCTACTTTAGAGCCAATTTTACCTGCTCGGTGTTTTAAAAAAATTGATGTTTTTCCTATCATTTTTTTCCTTGTCCTCTATAAGTTAATTTATGTTTCTTACTATGTCTACCTGGCCGTTTA